CAGGAACGCCAATCATTCCTCAAATTGAAATTCAAGGAACATCAATCCCAACAAGCGGTACACTTACTATTTATAGAACCGGTACATCGGGAACTACCAATATTACCGTTACACCTATTACTACATACACCTCTACTTCTCCTTCAAAAACTGAGACTAGTTATACAATTCTTTTGGCAGATAGTTCATTAGCAGAAGTACAAGTAGTAACACCGAATACAGGAATAGTTCCTGCAAATAGTAGAGGGTCAATCGTTGCCAATGGGCTATCATTTAAGATTAGTTCTAAAACAAAGACCGGATCAACCTCTGTTACAATTTTTGGTGCAGAATCCGGTGCCGTATATAACTTTACGTTAACAATCGCATAATAGGAATATCACATGCCATATAGTATTTTTACAACCTTAGATACCGGCAGTGACATAACATCATTACGTAGTAATGAAGTAACTACGGGGATGTGGTCAGGAGACACGGGAAGTCTTTCAGCAATATACACTTCAAGTGTACAATTTGCAAATTCTGGTGAGTTTTATTATGACCTCTATAACGGGGTAGATACCACTTCGTCTGACATTCAATTCTCTGTAGCATACGGACACGTAAGTGGAGCGGGTTCTCCTCCGCTTACTTCATTAAATACATCAACATTGCCTACACAAGTTACGTACGCTCAGTATCGTAATATTTTGTTGAGTAAAGACGTTTCCTTATTCTCATTTAACGAAGTAGATTCGGAAGATATTTACGTCATCAACGTACAACGTTCACGTTTGAAGCAAGCAATTGACCCAGGCAACTGGCAATTAGGATTGTCGGGATCACGCGGCATCCGTACCTTTATTGACGATAGTGGTCTTGGAACCGCTGTTGTTGGAAACCTTGTTGCAAACAATGTGTACAATATTCGCTCTGGTACACTTGATGCGGGGATTGCAACGAGTGACAGTACAGTATATGGATTAGTGTTCCCAGACTACGGTGTTATCGTACTACGTCCTTCCGTGGTCAGTTCGTCGGTTGGGTTTATTACTCCTTCAAACAACATTAGAACCTCTACCTCTCGCCCATTTGCGCCATATACGGGCAGTGGTATTACTACTTATCAGTACCAACACGAAGGTTTAGTTCGTTCAATCTCTTCTTCTATGGCAGCGGGCTCACCATTCATCGCACGTTCCGCAGAAAAGATTACATCAAATAACTACTTCATACGTTTGAAGAACGGAAACTATAACTACTCCAATAATCCAACATACTATAGTGGGTCAAATCCACAAACGCCACTCACACCGTTCCTTAATAATAATCCAATTACATATCCAACCACAATTGGACTATACAATGACGCAAATGAATTATTGGCAGTAGCAAAACTCAGTAGACCAATCCAAAAGAGTACAGATAAAGAAGCATTGATTCGCGTTCGCTTAGACTACTAAACCGCTTTTCGGGTGGACAATTATGACTCTTCCTGTTACTGCGTTTAAGTCTCTTGCTCCTACTGAGTACACTGTAACACCATTTCGAACATATGCCCAACATAGCTACACGTATGTTTCCGGGTCTACATCAAACTCTATTGATGTAAAAGTTCTATTTGGTAAGCAGTATGTAACTGGAAGCGGGTTACGTGTACAAAACGATGAGCATGAATTATATGATTCTATAGTTCAATCGTTTTACTCACCGATTCCATATACATCATATGGAATTCAATCTTCTTCGTACTCACCATCGGGGTCGGTGTTTGTAGTAAGTGCAACACAAGACCTTGTTGGAGAAGAAATAAAACCTGGTACATTTACTATTTCTATTGGTACATCGTCATCATATGATGATTCTACTGGAAATATATTTATATCACAGTCGGGTGTTGGATATAATATCGGCAGAATCTTTTACGATAAAGGTATAGCAGTTATTAAGCCACTCACCGGAGTCTCGGGTGAAATTACAAGTGGTGGAATGTGTATCGTCAGCGGAACCAACGTAAACATACAGTTCACATCCTCGGTAAAATTGTTTGAACATTCTGTTAAAGTTAAGCTAAACCCAACAGACTTTCTATACTCGGTATATAATCCATCTGCCACAAAAAAGATGATTACTGGGTCAACCGAAACACCGTTAGTATTGATGGCTTCCCAAAGTTTATATCCATATATCACTTCAATCGGGTTATATAATCAAGACCATGAATTGGTGGCGGTAGCTAAACTGTCGAACCCAATCCAACGCACAGATTACAGCACGCAAACGTTTGTTGTTAAATTTGATACCTGAGGATTTTTATGTCATTACTAGACTTATACAACAATTGGAATTTTAAAAACGGAAATACTTTAGGTACCAATAAAACACCTAGAGAACAAACCGAAGGTAAAGTTGCGGTAGACTTTTTACCAAACACGTATCAATCAGAAGTTAGAAATCGTGACCCACACAACAAGACGGTTACACAAGCGGCAGCTGATGATGCAACTAATGGAACATTCAACACTACCTCGGCATTCAAATATTATAGTACTTTAATTAACAGTCCGTTAAAAACATTTAAGTCTAAAGTAGTACACTTATACAACGCACAAGGAACCGATTCTACTAAATACGCAACTTCAAACGAAATTAGAAACACACCAGGCGCATTATATAATACAAACAGTTAATGTTATAAGAGGTTACGATGAAACCACGTAGTGCAAAAAATAAAGGTAAGCGGTTACAAAACGCAGTACGAGATATGATTTTAGAAAACTTCACACAATTGGAACCAGATGATGTGGTTTCAACCTTGATGGGTGATAGTGGAACAGATATTAAGTTGTCACCTGCGGCGCGGAAGGTATTTCCCTACTCTCCAGAATGTAAGAACCAAGAAAAGATGAACATCTGGGCTTCTCTGGAACAAGCAGAAGGGAATACGAAAGAAGGAACGACTCCCGTTCTCTTCTTTAAGAGAAATAATACACCAGTGTACGTGGTTATTCCCGCAGAGCACTTCTTTCAACTGGTTAATAAAAAAGAAGTTGAATAAGAAAACTTGACAATTTATAGAAGAGAGGTTAGATTTCTATTATGAATCTAATCTCTCTTTTGTCGCAAATATTAGGTGATTTTAAACAGTTTGGAAATGGTGAGCACTATTTCCAATGTCCTTTTTGCCATAATCATAAGAGAAAATTCGCTGTCAATTTGTTAAAAAATGTTTTTCATTGTTGGCATTGTGGGGCTAAAGGACGTTCTTTAATAACACTATTTAAGAGACTGGATGTATCTCCTTCCCAAATGAAGGAGCTAAAGTCGCTTCTGTCCGATGACCAAGTACGGAACTATGTAGAAACAGCGGACGAAGTTACTGACCTTTATCTCCCGCCTGGTTTCAAGCCATTGTGGATTCCATCAAAAAATCTTCACTATAAGCACGCTGTTCGGTATATGAAGAACAGAGGAATTACGGGATACGATATTATCAGATATCAGATGGGATACACAGTTGATGGTCCGTATGCGAATCGTATTATTATCCCGTCGTACGATACAAATAACAAGCTAAATTATTTTATCGCCCGCAGTTTCTATGATGGCGGGATGAAATATAAGAACCCACCTGTCTCAAAAAATGTGGTGATGTTCGAGAATCAAATTAATTGGAAGATGCCGTTGGTGCTGTGTGAAGGTGTGTTCGATGCTATCGCCATTCGTCGAAACGCCGTGCCACTTTTGGGTAAGTTCGTACCTAAAAAGCTATTGAAGCAAATGGTGAAGAACAAAGTCAAAGATGTCTATGTCGTACTGGATGATGATGCATTAAACGATGCACGTGAAATCGAACAAACGTTAAATACATATGAGATGAATGTAAGGCTGGTAAACCTTGACAAGAAAGACCCTTCGGAGTTAGGTTTCAAGGATACGTGGGAATGCATCGAACGTGGGTCTGCAACAACATTTAAAGACTATATTGGTGGCAGGTTACAGAATATATGAGAATTGACGTACCATTTAAGAAGTTACGAACAATCGCACATACCGCAGATATTCACATCCGTCTTTTCAAGCGTCACGAAGAATATCGGGAAGCATTTAATACATTCTACCAGCAACTCCGTCAGACAGATTTAACTGACGGGGTTATCCTTGTTGCTGGTGATATACTTCATGCTAAGACGGATATGAGTCCAGAGATGGTGGAACTCGCGTCAGAATTTCTCCGTAATCTTGCGGACATTGCTCCAACTTTCATCATCGCAGGCAATCACGACCTCAATCTGTCCAATATGAATCGGTTGGATAGTTTGACGCCGATTATTAAGAATCTGAACCATCCGAATCTCCATTACTTCAAACACTCCGATATCTACCAAGTTGCTGACGTAGATTTCGCAGTATTTTCTATATTAGATGACCGTGACCAATGGCCGGTTGTCGAAGATTGTCGTAAGAATGTACGAAAGATTGCATTATACCACGGACCAGTTCACGGCGCACAAACCGATGTCAAGTACGTCATCACCAATCGTCACGTAGATGTGACCACATTCGAGGGATATGACGCCGTACTTCTTGGTGATATTCACAAGTATCAAGTATTGCAGGAAAGTAATCCCGTCATCGTGTACTCATCGTCGCTTATCCAACAGAACCACGGAGAAACGGTTACTGGTCACGGCTGGTGTCTCTGGAATGTTGAAGAGTGTACACACGTATTTAAGGAACTTCCGAACGCATATGGATATTACACACTGGAGTTAGTCGAAGGTAAGATTAACTTTCCAATCGATATGCCGAAGAATGTCCGACTTCGGTTGTTCACGGGAAACGCTGATACATCACTCATTAAGAAAACGACAGCGGCACTTCGGAAGCGTTACAATGTGATTGAATTGAGCATCAACAAGAATCGGTTCAATAATTCATCCCCGTCGTATCGTAAAGGAACGCATATCACGACCGATGTAACTAATGTGAACACGCAGAATTCGTTGATTCAAGATTGGATTGAACGGAATCACGAAACCGTTGATGATGAATTGATGAAAAAGGTTGTATCCGTCAACAATAAGTTGAACGCCCAAATAAGTCATGAGGACCACTCACGAAATATCCATTGGCGTCCGTTGAAGTTCACGTTCTCCAATATGTTCTCGTATGGTGAGAATAACGAGATTGATTTTGAGAATATGCATGGGATTCACGGTATCTTTGCTCAGAATGCATCTGGGAAGAGTTCATCGATGGATGCTCTTATCTTCTGTCTCTACGACAAGACTCCTCGTGCGTTCCGCGGTGACCATATTATGAACAATCGGAAAGATACGTTTGAATGTGAGTTGAAGTTTGAGATTGACCAAGAAACTTATTTCATCCGTCGAACAGGTACACGGAAAAAGACAGGCGATGTCAAGGTGGACGTTTCGTTCTGGAAGGAACATTCTGATGGAACGCATACTTCGTTGAACGGTGAAGACCGCCGGGATACAAACGCCAATATCCGTAACTATGTAGGCAGTTATGAGGACTTCGTATTGACCACGTTGAGTAGTCAGACGGCAAACGCCCTATTCATTGACAAGTCACATTCGGAACGGAAGGACTTACTTATCCAATTTATGGGATTGAATATCTTTGATAAGTTATTTGATACCGCAAACGAGGAGAGTAAGGAAATCTCTGGTGCACTCAAAAAGTTTAAGAAGATTGATTTCGACCAAACCCTATCGGATACCCAAACCAAGTTAGAAAATGCAAAGGTACAACACGAAATGGTAGAAACTACTATCACGGAAATCAAGGGCGAACGTGAGGTGTTAGATGGGAAACTTCGTGATTGGCAGACCCAAAAGAAACCCGTCCCGAATATTGAACTAAATTTGGATAAACTGCAACAGAAGTTGGTTGAGACTAATAAATTAATTACGCAACATACCGAAAGTAGAGCTGACGCCGAAACCAGACTCCAAGAACTTCACTCAACGATTACCGAAAAGACGCAGCAGGTTGTGGATGCGAACGTCCCAGAACTTCGTCAATCGGTAGAAGAATATAACAGATTGTCTGCTTTATTCAATAAGGGGACTGCCGCATTAAAGCTGACTACATCAAAGGTAACGGAGAAGGAAAAGTTCAAGACCAAGTTGGAAAGTTACAAGTATAATCCAGATTGTAATGTCTGCGTAGAAAACAACAAGTCTATCATTGAAGATATGGAGTCTGTCACTCACGAACTTGTTGACTTGTATGAACTTCAGACTAAACAAGAAGATGCAGTAAACGAAATCAAACAGCAGATGGAACCGTTGGTCGATAAGGTTAATCTCTGTGCATACTACGAGAAGATACAGAGTGAAGTCCAACAACTCCAGAAGAAGGCAAGTGGATTAGAACTGGATATTCAGAAGTTGATTACCAGTATTGAAAAGTGTGACCGTAATCGGGAACAGATTGAGAAGGACATTGAATTACATAAGGTGAACGAAGAAAACATCAAGCACAACAAGACGGTTGACGAACATATCAGTCACGTTGAATACGATATTAGTGTCAACAAAAAGACGATGGACAAGTTGGAGAAGCAACTTCGGGAACTTCACGGTGAAATTAAGGTATTAGAGGCTACTAAGACTGATATCCTTAACCAAATCAAGGAAGCAGAAGAACTTGAAGATACTTACGAAGCCTACAAGTATTATATGGAAGCCGTGGGTCGTGACGGGGTACCATACGAACTGATGTCACGGGCAATCCCGGCGATTGAGTCTGAAATAAATAATATTTTAACACAGATTGTCGAGTTCACCATTTCTCTCGAAGTGGATGGGAAGAACATTCTTGGGAAGCTTAACTACGACCACGAACGTATTTGGCCGTTGGAAAACTCGTCGGGTATGGAACGATTCATCAGCAGTCTCGCCATTCGGGTGGCTCTGTTAAACGCATCCAATCTCCCAAAACCGAACTTTATGATTATTGACGAAGGATTGGGAACACTTGACCCAGAAAACCTCAGTGCGATGGGAACAATGATGGGTATCCTAAAGTCACAATTCGATTTCCTTATCCTCATCAGTCACTTGGATACCGCTCGGGATATGGTGGATAAGGTAATTGAAATCAAACGGGAGGACGGTTTCTCGTATATTAATGTCTAAATATACTATTTATATTGAGACTCTAGCCAGAAACCTATGCCAAAGACTAGAAAGACGTTACAATTAAAAAACTTAGCAAAATACGATGTGTTGGTTGAAGATAGGTCAGCCACCTCATCGTATTTTCAAGTAAACCTACCGCAGACTTTTAGTGGTGGTAGAAATTCGTTTTTATTAGCGGGTTCTCCATTTCTAAAAGCTGGGTCTAGTATTCAAATAGAAATTTTGGATGCGAAAGGACAAACTATATTTCAGAACCCAGTTCAAAAGTATATACAAGGCAATTCCAGATTGATATCTGTAGAAATTACAGAAAAAACAGCTCCTGGATTTGCTACAGTTATTATTATGGGAATAGCCTCTAAGTTGACAACCGGAGAAGCTATACCTTCTAACTGGGAAAAGTCGTATAATGTTCGCTGGTCAACTAGAATTTTGGTTGAACCCAACGCGAGAAACACTTCCCCACTTGTATTTTTAAATACACCAGTTGTGTTTTCGGAAGAAAAGAGGTTGTATAGTGTGGCAACCTCGTCGTATGTATCCGCGAGTACGCAGTTCACGGCAAGCTTAACTCCGGTAAAATATTCTAGTTTTCAAATTGGTTATTTGATTAAGGCAGAAGCACCTACGTCATTTTCCGCAGACTATATTGGCGGGTACATCACGGGGTCGTTGTTGATAAACGGGGTAAGCGCAAGCTTGTATGTACCCATCAATGAAATTTTAAACGATACGACGGCGTTTAGTACAGGTGAACTTATCAAAACCTCAAACGGTGAAGTTATAGAATCACTATATTTGACAAGTGGTAGCTACTCATCATCAATATTAGGAGCATCGGTGGAAGTGTCATCGTCTGCCAATTTGGTATATAGTAAACTAAGTACCACCGAAGTGAACATACCAATTTCATACGCCAAGCTAAGAATTATTAATCTTAATACGGTTAGTGGCGAACCATTCAAGTTTAAAGTATCAAGTAGAGTTTCAACGAACATATCCGATTATAAATTCGTTGCAGATACTCCAGTAACTACTAATGATTTATTAGTAACCAGTTCGATTCGTGGTGATTTATCTATCGGAGACTTTTATACAACACCAACGGCATCAGAAAACTGGTATGCGGATTCGCTACTATCCAGTAGTAATCCGATATACACAGTGTCGGGGTCAGAACCGTATTATAATTCATCACTTACGTCTACACCTTTCACACTATCTGTAACTGATGATGTGTTACTACGGTCAATTCGGGCAGATGTTCCAACATATAATGACCAAGTATTTTCCGGAAGTGTGTCTGCTAGCGGATATTTTATTGGAAATAAAGAATCTATTACATTATTCCCAACAACAGAATATACTCTCCAACTTGATGCATTTTACAAAAATTATTCAGGATCAGTAAATTTAACTGGTGTAGACCCGAAGATAGATATTTATATGGTAGGAGTTAATAACACACTGGTTATTGATAATAATCCACTAGGACAAAAAATAGGTACATTATCTGTAGTAACTGGAGCGGCGTCTCAACGATTCCAACAAAAACAATTTAACTTCACGCCGGCTATTTCCATAGGAAGTTCGGTTGGTATTCGGTTTGTAGTAAGTAATGGATTTTGGTATTTGTCTAATATTTCATTAAAACCAGCCTCAGATAAGTTATTTTCTCCAGATGAAGCACAAGTATTAGTACCAAATACTGAATATTTTAATGAGTTATTAGAGCATAAAGTAGAATTCTTTGATATTAACAATAATTCAACAGATGTCGCTGTTTCTTCGATACCAACTTTCTTTACTGGTTCGAATATCGACTTGGGTACTCTTCCATGAAATCAGCAATAGATATTTTATTTGAACAAGCTCAATCTGAACAGTTTCATATAAACGAGTTCAATCGGATGCTTCATGCGTTAGATGAAAAGAAACGAAAGAAGTGTACCATCTATCCGACTGATTCTGGAAATCAAATACGTAAAAAGTGTAAGCAAGCCAAGGTGTGGGGATTACACTACGCTCCGGTTTGGGATAAGTATATGAAGGACAACCCGCCTGCAGAAATTCCAACAAGTACAGATGGTGGAGTAGACGCAGGGGATGCTGGAGACGCCGGAGATGCAGCAGGCGGAGACGGAGCCGGAGTTGGTGAAATGAAAGGTCTAGCTGGGTCAAAATTCACATATCCGATGTCAAGCGGTCCAGACGATGACTATCAACTTAAACCAAAAAACGAAGCAGATTCCAGCACAGAACGTGTTCGTCGGTATTATCGCCGTCATCCAGAAAAAGTTCGTGCATATCTAAAAAAGACACAAGATGATCGTGTTGCTCGTAATCGTGACAGACGTAAGGCAGTTAAAAAACACGGCAAAGCTAAGATGAAAAATCACGATGTGCATCATCCAAACGGTGCACAAAATGGTAATTGGAAATTAGCAAAGAAAGACCACGGCCGGGATAAGAAGAACGAAAATATTGAATACGTCTATCTGTCAGAATTAGCAGAGGGGCTTGTACCAAATGGTAGTTGGACACTCATTTACGAAGGTGGTGCCGCAGGACATATGGCGCACCCATACGAAGATGATTCACTTTCATTTACAGACGTAAAAGATATGGTTACCCGTGGATTGGTTGGTGATTTGGGAGCAGAAGAACCCGTCACTGAAAAACTTGACGGTCAAAATATTATGTTCACCGTGCGCGACGGTCGTGTTTATTTCGCTCGTAATAAGGGACAAGTCAAGAACAAAGGTAAGAACGCATTAGATACCGCCGGCATTCGTCAAATGTTTGCTGGCCGTGGGGATATTGAAAAGGCATTTACTGGGGCAGCAGAAGATTTACAAAGTGCAATTGATGCACTCCCAGAAGATGAACGAAGTAAGATGTTTGCCGACGGGTCGAAGTTTATGAATGTTGAAATCGTTTTTCCAGACACTAAGAATGTTATCCCGTATGACAAGTCAGTATTGGTGTTTCACGGAACCGTTGAATATGACGACGAAGGTAACGAAATCAAGCGGTCAGTCGAAGATGGCCGTGAATTATCTGACCAACTTACTAAGGTTAATGCGCAAAAGCAAAAAACATTTGGTATCTCTGGTCCAAAGACAATCAGTTTCAGCGATGCACAGACAGTAGAAAATAAAAATGCATTGAAGAAAATCGGTGCACGTATTTCTCAATTACAGAAAGAATATGGATTGGACGATAAGTCCACTATTGAAGATTATAAGACAAAGTGGTGGGAAGATAAACTTATTCAAATTTCCCAAGAAAATGGTTTGGAATTTACTAAACAAGAATTTGAAGGTATGACTCGTCGCTGGGCATTGGGTGATAAGAAGTTCAAAGTCTCCGACATTGAAGACCCAGAAAAGAAAAAGTGGTTCCGTCAATTTGAAGGAAGTGAATTAAAAGCCGCACAACGCGAAGCAGTACGTCCGCTGGAAAGTGTATTCTTGCAAGTGGGTGCTATGTCACTTAAGCGGGTTACTGATTTCTTATCAGCAAATAATCCAGAACTTGCGAAGAAGTTGAAGGCAGAAGTGTTAGATACAATTAAGCAAATTCAGCAAACGGGTGATGCAAACAAATTAGCTGCGTTACAAATTCAATTGGAACGCTTGCAAGATATCGGAATGGATAATATTGTTCCAACCGAAGGTATGGTCTTTATGTACAAGGGTAAGCCATACAAGTTCACCGGAACATTCGCTCCAGTAAATCAAATTTTAGGTACGTTAAAGTTTGATAAGGGCGAAGCAAAGTTAGTTGATGAACCAAAAGAAACACCAAAAACAGAACCAACCACAAAACCAGCTCAAGGTGAACAACGTACTGTCGCTATCTTTACCGGACGTTTCCAACCATTCCACGCTGGTCACTATAGTATCTACAAGTCAATGGTGGATAAGTTTGGTAAGGAAAACGTATACATCGCAACAAGTGACAAGACCGAAGCTGGGAAGTCTCCATTCAGATTCAACGATAAGAAGCAGATTATGACCCAGATGTTTGATATTCCAGAAGATATGGTGGTTCAAGTCAAGAATCCATACGCACCAAAAGAAATTCTTGAAAAATTACCACCAGAAACCGTATACGTTACTGCCGTCAGTCAAAAGGACGCGGAGCGTTTAGGTGGAAAGTATTTCCAACCATACGATGAAAAGGGTCCAAAGAAAGGATTTGCCGACCAAGGATATTTTATGGTCGCTCCAGAATTGAAGGTTGATATTGATGGGAAGAATATTAGTGGAACACAACTTCGAGCAATTTTTGGTAATCCAAATATCACCGATGAAGTCAAGCAAGAAATCTTCGCAAAGGTATACGGTAAGTTTGACCAAGATATCTTCGATAAGGTTATAAAAACCACAACCAAATCAGAAGAAGAATTGAAAATTACCAACAAGTTTACAGAACCAACAAAAGGAAAAGTAATGCCGGTAACTCCAGCACAAAAGCAACCAAAGGACAAGCCAAATGTAGATACTAATACAAGTAATGACGCATCTCAATACCAACCAGGCGAAACGTGGCAAACCGCCGGTGGTAACTTTGGCGGTAAAAATAAGAAGGGTCAAATTAAGTACTTCGGTACAGAAGACAAGGCACAGATATTCGCAACCAAGTGAGGTTATATGTTTAAAAATGAAGAAGCATTAAATGATGTTCGTAGAAAAGTTGCAGAAAAAATGAAGAAGGATGGTGACAAGTTAATATTTGGATGGCGAGGAGAGCCAGAACCCACTAGAAAGGAAGGCGATGAGTGGGTAGATGTTAATGGAAAGAAATGGACAATCAAGGGTGGTATCCGCCAATCCGTTACAAAGTTGGATTCTGCAAAGACTCCCTATTGGTGTCCAAAGTGCAGTAAGCCAATGAATCATAGATTTGATATTAAATTTTGGAGAATCCGTGGTCATTGCTTTGATTGTAACATTAAAGCTGAAACGGAACTTCGTCGTCAAGGAAAATGGCAAGAATTTGAACACAAGACATTACTGAGAAATTACATAGCTAAACTCAGAGACACTATTGCAGAACTTCAAGACTATCACGATACCGTCACCAAACCAGAATTCGTGAACGCTGACGAAACAAAAATTTTGATGATTGAAAAGTGGGACGTTGATATTGAAAAAGTAAAGTCTGACCTTCGGGCAGATATTGCGAATTTGCAAAAAATGTTAGATGATACAATTACAGAATTTGGTACTGGAGAAGATAATGAAACGAAAAACGAAGTCGTTACTGGAACGGACGAAGTTAATAGCTGAAACTATCACGGCGGTACTGCCACTCGCTAAAATTGCATTAGTAGCGGCCGGTGTATTGTCATTAGTAATGATGTTCAAGGTTAATAAGACCGAAGATGAAATGGACAAATATATTGCCGAATACAAGGTATTTCAAGCAAAGGCTGAACAAGCGACAGAACTAGCCGATAGTTTGTCACAAGAAATTGTTATTGCCGACAATGAGTCCCGAGCAGCTGAAGGTCGTGCCAAAGTATTAAGTCGTCAAGTCAGTGTACTACAGAACGAAACATTAAGTATGGAAGAACGGGCGGAAGTGATGAAAGAAACATTACTTGACACGTTAGAATTAGCTCGTCAAATCTTACCACTTAAAGATTCTATTATCGCAAAACAAAAAGAAACCATTGCCACACAAGGTACCCAAGTAACAGAACTTGAAGGTGCATTGTTAAGCAAAGATAATGCATTGCGTATGGCGATGATGCGGGGTGATAGTCTCCAAGCAGTTATCAATCTTATCCCACCTGCCCCAAAGAATCCTAACCGTATGTTTGGAATCAAGTTACCAAGTCGAAAGGCATCCTTTGCGGTTGGATTAGCAATGGGTATCGGAGCAGGAGTCCTTGTAATCAAGTAGAGGTTTTATGAACGCGACAGCACAACAGTTACGTGAAAAAATTAAAGAAGAATTTAAGAAATGTGCAGTAGACCCCGCATACTTCTTATCACGATACTCATACATTCAACACCCGATTCGTGGTCGGGTGTTGTTTGATTTATACAAATATCAAGAAAACGCATTAACTGACTTTGAACAGAATGATTATAATATCGTTCTCAAAGGTCGTCAGATTGGTATTTCCACGTTAGTCGCGGGATACTCTCTGTGGTTAATGTTATTTCACAAAGATAAAAATATCCTCGTTATCGCAACCAAACAAGAAACCGCAAAGAACTTGGTCACTAAGGTAAAGTTCATGCATCAAAATCTTCCAGTTTGGTTGCGGGGACAAGTCACGACAGATAATAAACTTTCTTTACAATTCTCTAACGGGTCACAGATTAAGGCAGTTGCGTCAAGTCCAGATGCAGGTCGTTCTGAAGCACTTTCTCTGTTGATTCTGGACGAATGTGCGTTCATCGATGACGCAGATATCATCTGGACCGCAGCATCCAGCACGCTATCCACGGGTGGTAAAGCAATCCTATTATCTACTCCAAACGGCGTTGGTAACTTCTTCCATAAGATGTGGCAACAAGCAGAGGCCAAGACCAACGGGTTTAATACCATATTATTAGATTGGAGAGTTCATCCAGAACGTGACCAAGCATGGCGTGACCGTCAGACAGAATTGATGGGCGAAATGCAATCGGCACAAGAACACGATGCATCATTCATTTTTTCGGGTAATACTGTAGTTCCGCCGGAAATCCTTGAATTCTATAAAAAGACGTATGTTCAAGAGCCGATGGAAAAGACAGGGTTTGATGGAAACTTTTGGATTTGGGAATATCCACATCCATCCAAGTCATATATTGTCGCCGCTGACGTTTCCCGCGGCGACGGCGAGGACTATTCAACCTTTCACGTAATTGATGTAGAATCGTCCACCCAAGTTGCGGAATACAAGGGGAAAATTGAAACGAAGGCATTCGGAAATATGTTGGTGTCAATTGCCACGCAATATAATGACGCCCTCCTTATTCCGGACAACAGTAGTATTGGGTGGAACGCTATCCAGCAAATTATCGACCGTGGGTACAAAAATCTCTTTTATATGTCCAGAGATTTACAATATGTGGACGTAGAACACCAAATATCTGGAAAATATTATAAAGAAGAAAAGAGCATGGTACCTGGATTTATGATTTCGCAACGGACTCGTCCATTGATTATCGCCAGATTAAAGGAATATATGTTGGAAACCTCATTCACCATTCGTTCCCCACGTATGATTGCAGAACTGGAAACGTTTATTTGGAAGAATGGTCGGCCGGAAGCGTTGTCGGGGTACAACGACGACTTAGTGTTAGCGCTTTGTATCGGATTATGGGTACGTGACACCGCTCTCAGATTACGTCAAGAAGGGATAGAGTTGACCAAAATAGCGATTGATAAAGCAAAATATCAACTCGGAACCATGGTGTATAGTTCCAATAATATGAACCAGAACCCGTATGAGATGCAAATTGGTCAAGAAAAGGAAAATTTACGGTGGTTACTATAATTGTCTTATACTTATATAGTAGTGTCATTTTATACAATATTTTTCGAGAATTCCTATGAAGGCAGAAGATATTCGTCGTATAATTCGTGAAGAATTAGAAGCAGCAATCAAATCACGAATGGAAAAAGAAGAAATCTGTGAAGGTGAGGGATGTTTAGACGAAAAGTCCGTCCCACAACCGTATAATCGTAAGACTGCTCGTAAAATGAGTAAGTCTCAAGTTGACCTTCGTAAGAAGATTGGTCAAGCTATGATGCGTGACGAAAAGAAAGTCAGTAAGTTCAGAAAGAAGTATGGTGATGAATGGAAAGATTATCTTTGGGCAGCAGCATCCTCGGCCGCATTCAGACAAAGTGGTTCTACGAAGAGCGACGACAAACGGAAGTAATAATGCAATATAAGTTATTTTTTAATTTTGAGCAATATAAGCATTCACATAAGCGTCACGATCCACCTGGGTCAGAAGATGCGGATGTAAACAATGATGGTAAGATTGATAAAAATGACAAGTATATAATGGCAAAACGAAGACTGTATAAGCAATATCAATCGGCACAAAAGAGTAACAAAGAAACAGACTTTTCTACACCGAAGTTGGAGACTGATATGATTAGATTAATGGGGCTTGTTGAAGTACCGTCCATAACACCACTTAAAGAAGAATCACACGAAGAACCAACACCAGCTCCAACTGCAGCTGTTGATAAAAAGTCGTTGGTTGGAATGAAATTAAAGAAGCTCAAGGGAATGCAAATGACCCCAGACCAAGAAAAGAAGGTTGATGAGCTTTTGGTTCAAATGGAAGAATTAACTGCTGGTCAGAAGAAACTTGACGTTGATGGAGACGGCAAGATTGAAGGTGATGACTTAGCAAAACTTCGTGCTGGTAAGAAAGCTGATGAAGCAGTTGGGGAAGATCATGAAGTATCAATGGGAATTAAGACCCTCGACTCTATCATCAAACACGCAACTGAATTAAAGGGTAAGCTTGGAATGGAAGAAAAGGACATTCCAGCATGGATTCAAGACCATATCGCTGTTGCTGAAAACAATCTTGACCAAGCAAATACTGGATATCACGAATACGGCGAAGAAGAAAAGACCGACGCCCCAGTAGACCAAGATATGGCAGCAATGAAGGAAGAAGTCAGTGAAGCAGCTCCAGAAGGTTGGGAAAAAACTGTTCTCGCTATGAAGAAGCATAAGGAAATTGATAATCCTTGGGCACTTGCACATTGGATGAAGAAGAAAGGATATCACTCACAAAAAAAGGAAGAATAATGGAATCCGTCGCAAAATTCATTTCAGTGCTTCTCGCTAGCCGGGAACAAGCACATATCTTCCATCTTCAAACCCAATCATATGCCCAACATAAGGCATTACAAGGGTATTATGAAGGTATCGTGGACTTAATTGACACTTATGTAGAATCATATCAAGGTCGGTATGGTATTTTGAAGGGATATAAGCCAACTACCCAAATCTTTGAAGATGATTCAACCCTTCGATATTTTGCAGGTTTATTGTCATATGTGGATAACGCTCGTAAAGATTTACCACAAGACGGTGAACTTAATAACACGATTGATGAAATTTCAGGGTTAATTTCCAGTACACATTACAAGCTTAAATTTTTAAAGTAAAAATGAGATACAGAGACTTTTTTCCAGAAGGATATTCCGATGGGGCGGTATTCAACCAAACCAAAGGAGATTTTGGTCAAGAACAACCAGAAGAAATGCCTTCCACTGACCCAAAAGATTTAGCAATCCGTACTGCACGTATCAGTGATATCTTAGAACGGAATATCCCAACTAGCCCAGACAAGTGGGCAAAGGCTAAGGCAGCAGCACGTTCAAAGTTCAAGGTCTATCCATCTGCATACGCTAACTTATGGGCAGCAAAGAAATATAAGAGTATGGGTGGTGGTTGGAAGAAGGGAAAAAAATGATTAAGTTAATGGATATCTTACTTGAAGAAGAACAACCTCATCAAAAAGAGATGATTGACGGGGTTGTTGATATGCTTAATCAAGTAAAAGATATCGATAATAGAAAAGAAATGGCAATGGATAGATTAAAAGATTTTAAACAAAGTAAAATTGAAATCAATCCAAAAGAGTTTATGGCAAGAGTTGGGTTAGATTCCATAGATGAAAAGTGGACAAAGAAATATAAGAAGTCTATCGATTGTAGTAATCCAAAAGGTTTTAGTCAACGAGCACATTGTGCTGGTCGCAAAAAGCGAAAAAGTGGCGGCATAACTAAATCAAAACCAGTATGACACGACTTTCCGACTTATTAGTTGAAGTATCTATTGACCTTGACGAAAAGTATAAAACCAAGGGAAGTCTTGGTAAGTGGCTTCGTCAAAAGTGGGTTGATATTTCTCGTAAAGACCCAAAGACCGGCAAGCATCCACCGTGTGGAGCTTCTGCTGGTAAGGGAGAACGTGGTTCATCTGGGTCACGTAAATATCCAAAGTGTCGTCCAGCACGTTCTGCGGCAGCAATGAGTAAGGGTGAAAAGCGGTCAGCAGTCACTCGTAAACGTAAAGCAGGAAATCCGGGTGGGAAACCAACAATGGTATCCACGTTTAAGAAGGAAGAAGAATAATGGAAAATATTACTGAAGCCTGTTGGGAAGGATATAAGCAAGTTGGGATGAAAGACAAAAGTGGCAAAATGGTCCCAAACTGCGTTCCTATCAATGAAGACGATATTATTGAAGATTATTGTCCACGGTGCTTGGCAATGCAAATTTTACGGTCGGCTACAGAACCTCTTGAAGAGGCCGAATACCACGGTCGTAAAGTTCCTCTTGGAAAACCAATGCGGGGTGACGTTAAAAAGTTCAAAGTATTCGTAAAAGACCCAAGCACTGGTAACGTTAAGAAGGTCAACTTTGGTGACAAGACGATGAGAATTAAGAAGTCTAATCCAGCTCGTCGTAAGTCATTCCGTGCAAGACACAACTGCGCAAATCCAGGTCCACGTACTAAGGCAAGATACTGGTCTTGCCGGAAGTGGTAATATGAAAGAAAAAGTCTCACGGAAGATTTCCGACGCTGTATTAAAGAAAATGGGTTATACATTCGACCCTAAAGAATTCCATATGGGAATGAATGTAGAAATGGAACACAAAGATGTTACGAATGGAAACGTGGTAATGACGGCAAAAATTGCCGCGGCCCACTTGACAGAGAACCCAAAATATTATACATTACTTAAGAAGTATGTGGAGAAATAAAATGAGTACAAAGTTAAAGGACTTATTGTCAGAAAACGTAGAAAATCGCGTTAGTTTAACGCGTATTGAAGCTATTTTAGAAAATTTGGCACCACAATTAAGTGAAGCCGAACAAAACAAATTGGCTGGCGCCTATGTTGAATTAAAGACATTAGCAACAGCACTAAACGAAACTCCATATACTATCTTCAATCACGACCACTGGAAGTTATTAAAGATGGTATTGGTAGGCAAGGTCGCTGAATTACGACTTGTTCTTGAAGATATCGCAGAAGATAATAAAGAAATCGACTTCTTCCCAATTATGAAGGCGGTCGATTTAATTCTTACTTACTAAGTGAGGGGTTATGGCAGATACTAGTGTGTTTGGTCGCCTACGGAAACTGTTTTCAACAAATACAGTTGTCCGTAATGTAGGCGGTAAAAGATTAAAAGTCGCTGACACCGACAATATCCAGTCGTTTATCAATAGACGCGGTATTGATAGATACCACCGCGTCTATTCATCAATGACGGGAGGATATGGTGCAGCTGGTGGTCGTTACGAATCGTCAGCAGCATTCCAAGGGTCACGCCTTCAATTGTTCCGTGACTATGATATGATGGATAATGACCCTATCATTTCATCGGTTATGGACATTTACGCCGACGAATCAACTGTAAAAGATGAATTCGGACAAGTACTTAGTATCCGTTCAAAAAACCAACAAATTCAAGATATTCTCCATAACTTATTCTATGATGTATTGAATGTTGAATTCAATCTCTGGCCATGGGTCAGAAATATGGCTAAGTATGGAGATTTCTTTTTATTCCTTGACATCGATGAAAAGTACGGTGTGGTAAACGCTATTCCACTTTCCATCTATGAAACCATCCGTGTAGAAGGCCAAGACCCAGGCAATCCATTCTCAGTCAAGTTCAAGATTGAAAATGACTTCTTAGCACTAGGTAAGAAGGAATTTGATAATTACGAAATCGCACACTTCCGTCTCCTTTCTGATACGAACTTCCTTCCATACGGAAAGGCGATGATTGAAGGCGGTCGTCGTATTTGGAAGCAACTTCAATTGATGGAAGACGCGATGTTAATTCATCGTATTATGAGAGCACCAGACAAGCGTAAGGTCTTGGTAGATATCGGTAATATCCCACCAGCTGAAATTGATACGCATATGCAACGTATCATTGACCGCATGAAGAAAGTACCATTAGTGGACCCAAAGACGGGTGACTACAATCTTCGTTACAATATGATGAACATCACGGAAGATTTCTATCTTCCAGTTCGTGGTAAGGATTCTGGAACAGATATTACCAATCTCCCAGGCCTCCAATTCAACGCTATTGAAGATATCGAATATCTCCGTAATAAGTTGATGGCAGCCTTCAAGGTACCAAAGTCATTCTTGGGGTACGAAGAAGATAATAGTGGTAAGGCATCATTGGCAGCACAAGACGTTCGGTTCGCTCGTACCATCGAACGCATTCAACGTATTGTCGTATCAGAACTCACCAAGATTGCAATTATTCACTTATATGTTCAAGGATTTACCGACGAAGAATTGATTGACTTTGAGCTTGAAATGACTTCACCATCGGTCATTTACGAACAAGAAAAGTTAAACTTGTGGAAGGAAAAAGTCTCCTTAGCAGAACAAATTGCTAATAGTAAGTTCCTTTCCCGTGATTGGGTATATCATAATATTCTTCAAATCGCTCAAGATGATGCGAAGGAAGAACAAAAGAAAGTTGAACAAGATATGCAAATGTTGGCAAAGTTAGATGCAGCTCAACAACAACCAACGCAACCAGAACAACCAACACAACCAGCAGAAACTCCAGCCGCAGAAGAACCTGCTCCGGAAGACCAAAAGATTGATAGTGTAGCTGATGTTTTGGCTTCATTGGAAGATATGCCAACTGAAGATGAAGGTGGTGACGACTCTGAATTAGAAGAAGCCAAGATAGGTCGTCCAAAAGAAGGTCAAAAGTATGGTCAAGATAGTCACCCACGGGGCCGCGACCCGCTTGGGCATAAGGAAAACTTGGGAGCTTTACGAGTAGGACAATTACGTAAGCCAACCAAAAAGTCACCATTATCCTTAGAAAATCACGAAGTTTCTAACCTCATTAAACAATTAAACGCACATAAATCTGGTACAGCACAACCTAGTATCTTAAGTGAAGATAACATTTTAGACATAGAAAACTAACGAACTAGGAAATATCATACTATTTAATATATGATAAGGTATTTATTCACTTATGGCGGATTATCTTATGAAATCTAGTATCAAACACAATAAGTTGAGAAACACCGGCATTTTGTTTGAACTTCTAGTACGTCAAATTACAGCTGACGTAATGGAAAACAAACAAAACGGAGTAGCCGTCAAGTTAATGCGTGAATTCTTCAATTCTAAGAAAGAATTAGGAAAGGAATTGATGTTGTATCGCGCATTCTTTAATGTTCAAAACTTATCTGAACAGAAGGCATTTCAATTATTGAAGCTAGTCAGTGAACAACGAAAGAATCTTGACCAACATACGTTAGATACACAAAAATACCTTTTAATTAAAGAAATTAAAAAGAATTTTGATTTGAAAGAATTTTTCGCAGCTCGCGTTCCATCATATAAAATTTACGCATCAATCTATAAGAATTTTGATGCAGCGGTCAATGGCGTCGGTGATGTCACAACCATTGAAGAATTAGCAAATAGTCAATTTACGATTGTAGAACATTTGTCTGGTAAGGCTGTCACAAAAGAAATCAAGGAACACAATGAACTGGCATCTATCATCCGCAGTCAAGACGATGATATTCGTTTCCTTTCCTACAGAATCTTAATTGAACGTTTTAACGAAAAGTATAAGGGATTGGATGAAGCACAAAAGAAGCTTCTCCAAGAATATATCTATAATATTTCTAATACTGGTAATTTAAAGAAGTACACAATGTCAGAAAGTCGTAGATTGGCAAAAGAAATTTCAGAACGTGCTAAGAAAGTCTCCGATAAGGTCGTTCGTATTAAATTAGCAGAAGTTGTTACACAATTACAACGTATCCAAAACGCGACAACCATCAAAGAAAATCATATGACGGCTATGTTAATTGGATACGAAATCCTTAAGGAGCTCAAGTCCCTATGACCAACGAAGAAAAGCTCAGAGCATATATCCGTAAGCTTATTGAAGAAGAATTAAATGAAATTAGTACTTCTGCAGGGGCTGGAGCTTATTTAACAGCAAAAGCATTCCGTGGAAATATTAAACAAAATATTGCAAAGATGAAGAATGTTGCTACTCAATTGGGATATACGTTGTCACATCGTGGGGAAGAAGAATTAAAGAGTAGAGCAGACACGATGGAACAATTGCAAAAAGAAAACCTCGCAGAAGCAAAAATGCGGTATCACGAATATAAGAAAGATGAAAGTGCGACTCCACATCAAAAGATTGCAAAGGCCATCTCAGAAGTCAATAAGAATCTTCAAGAAGTTGAACGGATGATTAAAATGAACGCCCGTTTACAAAGTGAGTCTGGAATTGCCAGTGAGGCATTATATCGCCGGACCCAACAAGGATTATTAAAGTTGGAAGCTCGGTTGATTCATCTAGCCGGCAAAGTCCGTGACATCAGAGGAAAGTAATATGAAGAACCTATTAGTTGAATACAACGTTATCGAATACGGTAAAGACCTTCTAGTTGAAGCAGCCGATGTTACTAAGCCATTAATGTTAAAGAATGTACTTCTTCAACGTGCTGAAGCAAAGAATCAAAATGGGCGTATTTATCCTCGGGAAATTCTTTCGAGAGAAGCAGGACTATACAAAGAAAATTTCGTTGTACAACGCC